TCTTTGTTTATTGTATCAGCATCCGCCTCAATTGACTTCACAACCTTGCTTCTGGACTCACGTTCTGCAGAAGAGAAAAACTCATTTGTCGCCTGACTCACATCGTAACCTACCCTAGCAATTTGACGAAGAATACCGTATCCAGTAGCTATAGCTGCACTACGTTGTTGAGCAGTAGAAATATCCCTAACCAGTTTTAATTGCTTATTCAACTCAACTTTATTTTGAGGCTCTTCAATTATCCTTCTCTCCAAGTCCAACTCCAACATGATTGTGATTAATGACCTGTTCTCTACAGACACTGTTTTATCCTCTTGTAGGTAGTTTATCAGTTTATTGGCGTAATCATCACCGAACTCAACCTTAGCTTGTTCTACGACCTCTGAACCATGCTGTATGGCCTCTACACGTTTAGTAGTCTGGTATTCTTTTTCTTTTGCATCCAAAGTCCTTCCTGTCTCCCGCTCTACGTTATTTAGGGTGTTGGCTACCTCTTCGCTTTGAATGTTTTTATGAATAAGATTTTTAAAGTCATCAGTTACTTTTGTTTCTGCTCTGTCGCTTGTTGGTTGTTTTTGAGTTTCGACTCTTTCACTTCCTTTATTTTCGCTTCCATCTGCTCTTGTGTCATTTCCGGTTGGTTGTACAACTTCCGGAACATCTGTAGTTTCTGACTGTACTTTTTCATGTTCTATAAAATCTTTAATTGTTAAATCATCATTGGCTAATTCAGCCTCCATTTGCTTAGTTTCCTCTGCATTTAAATTCTCAGCCTTAATAGTTGGAGCACTATCACCTAATACTTCATCAAATCGCTTCTTAAGCGTGTCAAATTCAGCCTGACTAACCTCACCTTTGTTTTTAGCATCGGTTAATCGCCTCATTGAAGCATCATACTTAGCCACTTTATTAGTTACTTGTTTCAACGCAGCTAAGTCATCCTCAGCTTTCTTTAAGACTTCTTTATTTCTTTCCGGTGATACTGTCTGCGTAACCACATTCTCTTTTTCAGGTAAAGGCTGTTCAATTTCATCTGCTTTTGATTTATGTTTTAGTACTGGTAATTCAATTTCAACGGTATTCCTTCTTAACGTGATGTCTGATTCTTTTATACCCAAGTTTTTAGCTACACCTAACAATGCATTTTTAACTTTTACAAAGTCACCTTCATTCATAACACGAATATTAGAGAAGTCAGGCGTTCTTAAATCTACTCCCAAATCATTCACTTTACTTCCGATATTAAGAGTGACTTTATTAGTTACCGGATTACCTTCGGCATCTTTCAGCACTTCGTATCCCCTAGACAGCTGCTGATCATATATTTTTAATCCATCTGTAGATATACTGGTAGATTCCGTATACTCGTGTCCGGCAGGCAATAACTTCTGAGCCTCACTAAGCATAGTTTTAAATTCTTCCTTAGTGCCGTTTTTATTCTCCATCTTCGAAGTGAAACGATTAGTAGGCTCTCCTTTTTCATATACCCTGATATACCCAACATAATTATCCTGCGACTTACCTGTAAGAACTACATCAACCAATCCATTCTTTTTATTCTTGTATTGAGCTACGCCAATACCGTTAACGTCTTTGTAAGAGGAAATGTCAGCATCAGAACCTGATTTACCTACTACATCACCGAATGGAGTGCTGTCTTCAAATACATCTTTATTTCTATTTTGTGCAACCTCGGACATGCTGCTGTCAGTCTGTGCGCTAACTGGTTTATTTTCTGATTCTACGGTATTATCAGTAGGTTTAAGCCCTTCTAATTCAGCTTTAGCATCATTACTCGTTTGTCTTGCTTTGTTAGCTATATCTTCTAATTCAGCTTTTTCTGCAGGGTCAGTCTCTTGCTCAGCTAAACGCTCATGTTGCTCTCTTACTTCATCAGCCTGTTCGATATATTGCTGCAGCTCTTCAACAGCTCTCTCGCCTTCTGCCACATCACGACTCTCTTGTTCAACCTGTTCTAAATCGAACCTTTCCTTAGTGATTGGCTCCAATTTACCATCACCTCCAAGTTGTTTGAAATATTCACCTGTCTCTTCGTCCTGAGTATACTTAACTTTTTTACCAGTTACGATCTCACGAAGCTTATCGTCACTTTGCTCCAACTTAGCTGTTAACGCTTGCTCTTCCGGCGTGCCTATGTCTGCCAAAGCCGGATCAACGGATTTATTAGCCTCTTTTACTCTCGATAATTGCTCAGTTAAATTCTGCTTACCAACAACAATATCCAAAGCCTCATTGTATTTCTTTTCAGAAAGTGTTTTAGGTATCTTGGTAGAAGCTGTAGCCAGTCTGTCAATCCCGTTAATAGTACCATCAATGTCATCCTGAGTCCACTGCCTCTCTGCTCCCTGCTGAACAACAGCCTCTTTTAAGGCAGCAACAGTTTCAGGAGATGAATCTTGCTTTAGACTCTCCATAACCTCGTTTCTAACAGGAGACTTGTCAAACAGCATTCCTACATTATTTCTGGCTCCCATAGCAGCAAACAATGGAGCATCCACCGTCAGTATGTGAGCTATATTATCTCCAACACTACCATTTTCTACTGTAAAGTTTTCATCTCCACTTACCGCATTACTCGCTTTTTTAAGTAAAGCATCAGAGGCTGATAAAGCAGATAGATCACCTGCCGTTTTCGCATAGCCTTTGGCTAAGTCTTTCAGAAAAGGAACACCCTTGTTTTTGATCTGATCGGACATCTTTAAAGCAGAGTCTTTAAACGCAGAAACTAACGCTTCTGACGTTAGTGGTTCACCTGACTTAGTAAGTGTCTTTAAAGCGTCTATTGATGCCTCCCTTGAAGCTACATTACGTAGTGTTGATGGAAGTGTGGGAAAGAGGCTATGAGCATTAAGCATAGTCATTAGGAAGTAATCGGTCACACCTTTACCTTGGATATATAAATCCTCAGCTCCGTTATCGAATTTCTTTCCTTCTTTTTTTAATTGCTGAACTTCTTTGTAGGCGTTACCTACACCATTCAAATAAAATGAAGCTCCTGCAGTAGACTCAGCAGCAAGCATAGCCGGAACAAACTCCATGAACCCTCCGACAGCACCCATTACTTTGTCGGAACCCCTGTACTCAGGATTTAAACCCAATTCGGCTCCTTTAGTCGTATTGTCAATAACGAAGTTCTTTTCTTCTTCATCTAACAATGGTTGTCCTGTTAAAGCTTTATTAACCCTGTCACTGGCATAAACCATAGCAGGGACAACAGCACTAGCGCCCTTCAATATAGAAGATGTAGCATACTTAAGCCCTAAGCCGACACCACTTAAGTATCCATCCCCATGTTGCGCTTTCCATTCAGTCTCTTGTTTCTTGACGATAGCAGCATTTGTGTCTTCTACTAACTTAGCTTTAGCTCTTTCGCTCTTAGCAACCTCTGTTGGATTTGCATTCCAAATCTGACGCTGAGTCTTTTCATTCGTAGCAAAAGGCAACTTCATATTATCAAAGTCAAATTGTGACTTCTTCTTAGCTGCAGGTTGCTTTATATTTTCGGTGGGCTGTATTGTAAAAGAACCCCCTTGATTAAGGAGGTCGTTTGGTTTAGTAATTTGGGAAGGAGGCAAGCCAAGACTTGAACCTTGTCCACCAGTCTGTAAACCTTGATTTTGACCAGAGTTTTTTTTTTCACCACCGAAATTATCAGTGTAGAAGCTATCAAAATCTTTTGTCGTTAGCTCGTTATCTGAAAAGAACTTATGAAGCTCCCTGACCTTTTCTGGATTTGAATACTCTTTTACAAAAGACTTCTCATCTTTAGTAGTCAGATTATTCTTTTTTAAGAAATCATATATTGGATTCTTGCTCGCCTCAGCGGTAACAGATTCTGGTGTTGCTGTATTAATCTCTTCCATTTTTAAAATCCTCCTTTAGGTATACCTACAAAAGTCGCTTTTTTTGTAACAGTTTCCGGTTTTTTAGTTGATGTTGTTTTTTTAGGAATTTTACCCCCTGCATTACCCGATTTAAATTTAGAATAGCTGACATTCTCTTTAGTCACCTCGCTAACAATAGCGTTCATCGTCGCAGCAGCATTAGGGTCGTTCTTGCTGATGCTTACCGTTCTGCCATTAGTAACCTTCATCTTAACGTCACCCTTCTCATTTGCACTAGCATACTGCTTAGGTGGTATGGCTATCTTAATTACATCACCTTCCACTTTTATTTTTAATGGTTCCGTATAATCACCTCTTGATGCTGCAATTGCTTTGATTTCCTCTCCGCTGCCGGAAACGCCACTTAGCATCCTCCCCACTAAGTCTTGCCTATACAGCTCTGATTCCGACCCATCACCTCTCGCTTTAGCTATATTCAACCTCTGTTGTTCCATCGCCAATCTCTTACGTTGCATATCCTGATCTTCGCTTGTATAGTCAGGAAGAACAGAACTCATTTGATTAACTTTAGGTAAGACCTGATTTAAATCACTCTGAATTTGATTATTCCATTTACTCTTAGCTTCATATAGTCTGTTTGATTCCTTCTGAATAAAATCATCGTAGGCCTTTGTATTTGGTGTTATACCTTGAGTGGCTAACTGTGTTCTTAAATCAGGATTACCATTGTAGTTACTTTTAAGAGACTTTTCTATCTCTTCTTTTGTATTAGGTATTTGTTCTAAAGCCCGAATAGTAAAACCTTGATTCCCTGTTAGCTCATCTACAAATCTAGCCGTACTGGCATCATTATTATAAGCGCTAACAATAGCAGTACGGGTTTCAGCAGGTAAAGCTTTAACTGATTTGATTCTCTTGTTACCCACTACCACCTCAGAACCTACTTGAGCAGGAGTAATTTTAGCCAATAACTCGTTTGGATTGAATCTTTCCTCTAAAGATGGTACAGGCATATTCATAGCCTCAGCATATGGAGTATTAACATATTTGTTCAATCCTTCTATGTCACTTGCATAGTACTTATTGGGGTCTTTACGAACCATATCGAAGGACTTCTTTATCTCTGCTTCTGTAGCTTTACGATTAGCGGTGTCTGATAGAATACCTTGACGTTCTAGTAAGTAATCTTCCGCTATTTTTGATTGGGTAGGATCGTTCGCATTGTAATTAAACGGATTGACACCCATCTGCCTAAGTTTAATACCTTTATCCATGTGCTGTTGGTATCTTTGGTTAAACTCTGGTTGCCAGTACAAACCTCCATCAACCTTTAATGCGTTAGTCTTCCAATCAGTCGCTATTTGTTGCGCTTGCTGTCTTCTGAGTAATTCATTTTGCTGAGCTACCTTACGATTGTAGTCTATATTTTCTACAAGCTGATCTGCAGCCTTACTACGACCTAATACGAATGCTGATCCTGTGCCTGCCTGACCTAATGGTACTGAATTGTAATCTGCCATATTATTTTCCTCCAAGCATTTTTAAGTAAGCCTGTTGAGCTGCTATTTGTTGCGGACTCATTTCTAATCCTGAACTCACTTTGGCTTTAGGAGCAATTAATGATGTGCCTACCTGCGCAGCCTGATCAATCGCTCCGTATACATTTTCATTGGCTGATTGTGTCAATGCAGCCTTCTCACGCAATTGTTGTTGATACCTGTCCCTATCGTAAGCATTCTTATTTTGGTACTCCTGACCTGCCATAGCGTTAGCCTGAGTAGATTGTAATAAGGCCTGATCTGCGCCTTGTGCATTTTGCATGTTTAGCTGATTGAGTTGCTGACCCTGACCATAAGCGATTTTAGTCGCCAAGTCTAATACATCACCAGAAGAACTCGCTCCTTGGACTCCATTACTAAATGCTCCGGCTGCTGAGGCACCTAACTGACTCGCTGCTTGATTATATCCCGGCATAGTATAGTTCGTCGCTCTACGACCTAAAACACTCGCATTATCAATCACACCCTGATTCATGGTATATCCCGGATCAACTGGCTTAATTGCATTAGCTTTTCTCTTCTGACTTGCTCCGGAGAACAATTTAAAGACTGACGGTGCTAAACCAACCGCTGCTGTACCTGCTGCTACATAGCTCATTTTAATTCCTCCATTTTTTTATTTTCAATAACCTTGTTTACGTAAGGTAATAGTATCATTTGTTCAATCTTCGCTACCGCTTTCATTACATCTTCCTCACTATCCGACTCCGGCACTACATCTGTTCGGTGGAAAGTAGTCCAAACAGTATCTTCTATCGTGTGTAAAACCCTTCTTGTGTTAGGATAAGTAACTCCAAAGTAAGGAGCTTCCAATAAATCTACACCTGTGTCCTCCTTAATAACCGCAACCTTACCCATTGAGATTACGTAAGGATGTTCTGTATTATGAACCTTACTCGTGATAACCGTATCAGCAGGCATAAATATCTCTCTGCAGTACAGACCGTTCACGAAATAATGCCTAAGAGGGCAAACTGTTTGTATGCCATCCGCAACCACAGATTCTATCTGATCTACTACATCGTTATAATTTACTTTCTCTTCCATAATTAGTAAGTATACTGGCTGTCGGAAACAAGAATATCAATGCTAAACAGTCTAACTTCCACAATATCATCATTTTGAATGGTAATCTTCATAACACTACCCTGCAATTGTGCGCCATTCATTAACGCATCTAAGGTAGAGGTAAATCTTGAATCTTTCATATCCCTTAAGAAGTCACTGAACCAATCTCCTTGCAATGATTTAAAGTTACCTTTTTTAATCCTTGACAATTGACCATTAGGCTTCCCGTAATAAGGGTAAATAATAGCCTCCGTGACAGCCCAAGGTTTATTCGACTTCTCTCGTAGGCTATGGAATAGTTTTACTTGTGTAGGGTTTAAATTGCAGTAAAAAGTGATGATACTTGGGTAGTCAACGCCATAGAAGCTATTTCTTCTCTCATTTACGTTATGTTCCCACAGTGTCGCTCCTTTAAAAGTAAAATGACTATTGATAAACTTAGTCATAAACTCAGGCACATAGGACAAGTAAGTTACCCATTTATCAGCATCCTCATTGAACGCTAAAGTGAGTCCGTTGTTTTGCAAAGTAGCCGGATAAATCTGAATGGTCTTCACTGCGCTTATACCTGTAGCGTAGAATTGAATCAAGGTATTTGGATTACTTATCGCAAATGTCTCTTCATATATTCCTGCAGAACTTCTTACTATACCTGACACACCGCCTACGACAATATTCACAGTACCACTTGCGATAGATGGTATTTCATATCTAAATGTCCAATTTAGCTGAGAGGACAAATCAAATATCTTTTTGATGTATCCCGGATTACACCCACTATGGTAAGCTGTATCCTGAGATACAGTCCAACCCTGATCAGGAAAGTCATTTGGTAGGTTCACTACCAAAGACTGATTTTTTACTAATGTATAACTTGCCATATTATCCTGTTATTATATTGTGCCCATCTACTACACTTGGATCGTTATTAGATGTTCCTAGATTACTAATGGTTTCCGAATCATCTTCATAAACCCCAACTATAACCGTAGATGTATTGGCTGGTAACTCACTGCTACCTGTAACTACATCTGATGTGCCTCCACCTACTGTTGTTAATGTGTACTGATAATCAAAGGTAATACTTTCACTTACCGTAACATTAACTCCCATATAATCCCTTAATTGGGCTGTTATTTGGTGAGTAACACCAGTTACATTCTCATCAAATAATTCTAGGAAATAATCATCAGTTGGCGTTACCGTACATGTCCCATTTTCATTAGCATAATTCTGTCCATTATCTGCAATATCTTGTAAGGCTCTCGCATTAGCTAACGCAAGAGTAGAACGGTAATATGTATTAGCAGGTACAGTATATGTCACATCCGATCCTTCGCCACTTACGCAATCATTCTTAGTGAATACCTGTTGCTGTATCTCGTTACCAAATGGATTAATAATACAGGTTCCATTTGTATTTGCATAGCCTTGTCCATTGTCGTCAACATCATCCTGAGCTTTCTCGTCTGCATCTGCCTGACTGATATCAGACTTATAAGTTCCAGCAGGTACAGTATACGTGACCGTACTTCCGTAAAAATTATCTCCACACCCTTCTTTCTGGAAATCTCCTGATTTCTGAACATTAGTGAACGGTAAAGGACATACGCTTGTGTCAACTATAGGCGCTACAAAATTAGGATCGGCAGGGTCATTTGGCTTCTCTACACCTGAAGGTGATCCATCATATACTAAATACTCTTCTAATATTGTCCAACCTTTATTACCATTGTTGTATCCATCTGTATCAGGCAAGCAATAGAAAGAACTTGCTTTTTGTCTCCATGCTTTATCCTGCGGTATGTCAACAATGGTTATACATGCTTTTTTAGGTAAGCTCCATTGTCCATTAATAAATGCTCTATAAGTAAAGCTGTCGTTACCTAAGTAGTTCAAATTTGGTTGATACGTAACTTCAAATCCACTAGTCAAAGAAGCTGTACCGTTAGAAGGTGAATTTACAATCTCAAATAAAGTATCGTTCGGAAGAGCATCTTCCTGCAGAACCCATCCATTAAACCCATCAAAATAGATGTACTCGTTATATCCCTCTATGGCGATAATATAAGTTCCATTCTTCCTGTCAAAGCCTCCAAATATCTTAGCCTTGTTATTAATAGCATTTGTAATTAAAGTTCTGATCTCGTTATCTAACCCGTATGTCTTACTGATAGGCTCCTCCCCATTTCCTCCTAAACGAATAATAACCCCTGAGTTGGGGCTTAAGAAATACTTATGAGTACCATTACTAGCATAGCTTTCAGGCACACTACCAATACCACCCTCCCAAGAAAAATACTGGATAGGGTTCAATAGCTTAGCTGACGTAACGTTTAAAGCCAGTCCACTGTTATCTTGTGTAATTCTTGAATCTACTGGCACATATGATGTTCTGAGTTGTTTAAATGTGTAAATCAGGTTTGTATCAAACTTAGTGAGCATGATATCACCGTATTTATCATTATAATCCTCTCTGTCGGTATTATCGAAGTCGTTTAGTCCATTTATCCTAGTGTCTTCAATAAAGTTGTTAGAGAAGCGCATACGGCTCCCAAAATGAACCTCTCCATCTCCCGTGTCCTCTGCATTAACTCTACCGTTATCGTTTATTAAGCTTACGTAAAAATCTGAATAGCTTTGATCTTCTATAGCCTCTACCGTGATCTGCGTTCCCGGAACAGCATTGTTCAACGGTTGCTCTCTATTCCTTACGTAGGCAGTACCTTCTGTGATCTCCACAATAGCAGGGAGCAAGACCGTTTGATTTTGTTTATTGCCACCATGATAAGCAGTAGCTGTGCCTGCATCAATGATGGCGAATTTCTTTTGAAACTCAAAGAATTGCTGAGAAGACAATGGATTACTAATACTAGATGGCTTGTAAATCTCAACCATACTGTTGTCAGCTATTGTGATGTCTGCAGGCTTACGTATCCTAACGGTTCCTCTTCTGTCAATCAAATCATATGATAGGTACGTTTTGGCGGTGCTGTCTCCAAGTGTATTATTTAAGATATAAGTAGTCCCTGTAGGCGCATCAATGATCTCCCTGTCATTACCTTCTACCCTGATGAACTTACCAATGTTACTAACTTTAGCTTCACCTACTGTAACCGTATTGCTCCCATTGGTTGTTAAGTTTGAAGTGATGTTCTCTGTCAGAATATCACTATATGAGATGATCTCTGTTTCAAAAATAGGATAGTAAGTTTGAGTATCTGCATTTTTTAATAGCCTTAATCTATCTCCTTTTTCAAAAGTGTATTTCAGTGGAGTATTTGGATGTATTTTTTGGTAAGTGAATAAACTACCTACTACAAGATCAAGGTAGTCCTGAGCATCATCTTCGTTCACAGTAACCGCTTTCTGAATCAACAACTGAATGTAGCTTCCGTATACTAAATCTGAAGACCTTACAATCTGGTAGTACTTCGCCCACAGAGGAGGCTTATGGTTAATCTGCAACGTGATCTTGCTGATCTTGTACCCTCCTAGTTCGTTGATTGTAGAGATATTAACCACTAAAGCATCAGTTGTGTATATCAAAGATTTACGACCATCAAAATCCTCATATTCTATCCCTAGCTTGATACTGCTACCTAACTTGATATTTTTAATAGACTGTCCTGTGTCCTTTAAGGTGTTGAACTGAACTGGCTGAACGCTTGCGCTACCGCCTATGTAATCGTTATTCTTATTGGCCTTGAAGATATATGAAAAAGTCGTAGTGGTGGGATCGGTAGTGTTATTGTAGATATTATATTCAGGTAGTTCTTCTGTTTTTCTGAATACTTTACCTGTACCAATGAGAAATTGTTTGATCTTGTTAGCTACTGTGATATAAGTGTCCGAATTAATTGCGGTGTACGTAAAATTATAAGTCTCAGCTCCATTGGTAAGAGTCAACTTAAACTCATTTCCTGCTTTCACATCGCTGCCTACTGTAATATTATGAACTATAAACCTAGATGGAGAATCACTTTTTGATAAGAATTGATAATTACCATTCACATCAAGCAAGTCCTCGTGTGTAGTCACGTAATCAGGTGCGCCAGTACTGAAATTAAAGTAAGGCTTGTTAAACTCGTTCTCTATTCCTCCATCAATAAACAGATCAGAGTAACTAACAGATACGCTTGCATCAATATCAACAACTGGTGATCCCTCATAGGCATTAGAATACACCAATGCATTTTTCACGAAAGATTGACATAACGGTCTTTTAGGTAAAAAAGAATAAGGCCTGATAATTTTACTCTGATCAGTAGGCACCGGAGCTATATCATTATAGAAACTATATATGTATTGAGAGTTATCAGCGAGGCCTAATCTTTTTTTATTAATCGTCGTAATTATCTCCCAATTCAATAAACTGATGTCATTAACCTCTCCTGATGTAGACTGAGCTGCTATTTCTATTTTAATCACCGTCCTATCCCCTGTACCAACAGATATATTTATTCCGTTGTTATCTGTAGGGATAGAATTAACTCCCGTAAAAGGCTCAAATGAAGGTAGAGGCACTGCACTGAAATCACTCCAATTACTGATCTCTCCATCGTCATATATAAACCTAGTAGCGAATTTATACAAATTGCCGTATAGCCTATTGAACTTCTTGGTTAAATCAGAAAAGTAAGTAGCTGTAGGTGCAAATGGATCATTCTGTTTGTAAGCATCAATAAAGCTTTGCAGTATATTACCTCCATACCCTGTTGATGATTTATCCAGTAGCTTAGAGATATTCGTTTTACGGGCGTTATTAAGCCCATCAACCCAATACAACCGACCTTTTATCACATCCGCATGCAATATCAAATAATCCCTGTTCAGATTAAGAATGTCAACATTATTTGTGTCTTCAAGATTCTGGAGTAAACTAACTACATTTTTAGTCAATCCATCAAACTGAAAGATGCTGTGGTTCTTGTTCTCATTTTCAACAAAGAAATAGAACTTATTATTCTCTTCATCTACCGCAGTACCTATACATTTGTTTTCTCCCAATGGCATATCAAATTGAATTTGCGTGTTGCCCTTCAAATTAGTTACAATACCAACACTACCCTCACCCTGTGAAAGAATATTACAATTCAATATGTATTCTGCTGTAGTAGGCTTTTTAAGCTCTCTGGCAAGAGAAGTAACTATACCCTCTGAAAAGGTATGTTGGTCAATTTGTTTCTGAGGTGATGGCATATCAAATTATTTTAAATACACCCAAAGATAGTGGATGTATCTTAATAATTAGTAGGCGAGAAACTTTCGTTTAAAGTAGCTGCTGCGTACAGCGCATTTTGGAAGTTGTACAGGCGTTTTAATTTGTTGTAATGCTTCTCGTATTCATTGTTATTCCAAGAGGCTGAGGCGTAGTCTTTACGCTCCTCATAGAACCTAGCTTTAGCCCAATAAGACAAGCATAAGGCTGCTTCTGTAGGAACTAACTTCAAACCGTCAGAAATACCATCTGACTTGTATTCAATAACAATTTCAGCTCCGTCAGGAACCATGCTGCCGATATATATTTCCCCTGTCTTTTTATCAATGTTATAATATCCGGCACAGTGAACACCCCTACCTTGGCCGTACAACTCACCCAAGAAGTTACCATTTCTGAATGCATTGTAGAAAGGATATCTCTCCCCACCGTACTCACCTAAGAATATATCACTGACTCTCTTTTCTGACTGTGTTTGATTTAATTTCTCTGGCTGTACTGTTTTGTCTAAGCTAAGTACTGCTAAGTGACCATTGTGAAGTATACCTACTTTTGTTTC